CGACTAAGCATAAGGCTTACCAATATGCGCAGACGCATGGCAGACAACGGTGTTTGCAAATCAAAACGCGATAGACTGAACAAAGTTGATGTAATCGCAGAAGATAAGAAACTTATTGAGATTTACGTTGCAATCGTCAAGGAAATGGCTATTAAATACGGCGTAGATACAGTTTCATAAGAAAGGGGTTAAAATTATGTTAAGACACAAATTTATGAATGAGAGAACAGTTACCTTTGATGACAAGGTATATAACGATTTAGAGTTACTTGCGGATGTTACAGGCAGAACTCGTGAAGAACTTATACATAAGGCGGCAATAAACTTGATCGAGGAAAATAAAGAGTATTTTACCGAGTATATCCTTGTAGATTATTTGGGGGACTTCTTGGACGGCAATGCGGAGAAGGAGAGTTGCAAGGTTGCAGGTGTTAAGGTCGATTTGGGATATGACGAAGATGATAATTATACGATGTATTTCAGCGTGAAAGATACCAACGGAAAAACGATTGAAGAAGAGTATCGTGATTATGACGATATAGACGCTTTAATTGATTTTCTACGTCAATTATCTTATAAAATTGACCGCGATAGCGAAGATGTGAAGAACTACCTTAAGCAAAGAATGGACTACCGTTAAAACGGCGTAGGAGGAAATTGTGATGAAAAGTGAATTGATAAATCAAATTTATGCAGACGTTTCACAGAGCGAGGAATATCAAAAATCAGAAGAAATGAAACAGTTAACTAAAATACAAGATGAGCAGGGGAAAGCCATAAGAAAGACCGTAGGGGATAGAATGTATATAAACAATATTGATGGATTTGTTTCAG